TGTTATCCTTGACGAAGCTGATTATCTAAACCCACAATCTACACAACCTGCATTACGTGGGTTTATCGAAGAGTTCTCTTCTAATTGTAGATTTATTCTTACTTGTAATTTTAAGAATCGTATCATTGATCCTCTCCATTCGAGATGTTCTATATACGAATTCAACTTAGGGAACAAAGCAGTAATGGCACAGGCATTTATGTCTCGCCTTCAGTTTATCCTTGATTCTGAAAAAATCATATATGATGACGCAGTCATTGCAGAACTCATTATGAAATACATACCTGATTGGAGACGTGTCATTAACGAATGTCAAAGATATGGTATGAGTGGTCACATTGATACTGGAATACTTGTTACTCTATCAGAGACAAGTATCAAAGGATTAATGGAAGATCTTAAAACTAAAAACTTTAAGAAGATGCGTAAGTGGGTAACAGATAACATTGACGTAGAATCTGCAAAGTTGTTTAGAATGATTTATGATAATATGGTTACGTATATCGAGCCTTCGAGTGTACCTCAAGTTGTTCTTATACTTGCAGACTATTCTTATAAAGATAGTTTTGTAGCTGATCATGAATTGAATGTAGTTGCCTGTATGACAGAAATAATGTCATCAATTAAATTCAAATAGGAGACATATGATAGAACAACTAGCACAATACGCTTCAATAATTACAGCAGCAGGTTTAGTAATGGTAGTGTGGCAAATGGAGAAGGCAGCAAGTCTTCTTAAAATGATTAATAAATTCCTTATGGAGGCAGTAGAACACGATGACAAAATACAGTAACGTAACACCATACAGAGAAACTAATAATTTCTTTGCATCACCAACTCTTTACGAGAACATTAGAGACTTCTTACATGACGAGATCATTGAAGTTTGCTTTACCAAGAAAGACGGTACAGAACGTAAGATGTTGTGTACTCTTCAATCTAATATTATTGATCAGGAATACGAATCATATGATGACACTAAACCTCCAAAGATAATTAATAAAGAGGTTATGCGAGTTTATGATACTGAAGCAAAAGGATGGAGATCATTCTTGTTAGCTAATGTTAAATATCTAAAGACTAATCTAAATGATTACAGCAGTTAATGAATCCGTTTGAATTAATTAAAGCTATATCCAACTCTAAGAAGGATGTACTCGAGAATGAGAAAGACTACAATGCCTTTATGGTTAATCGTGGTCTTTCATACTTCCCTGATACTGTTATATACGCCAATGAAATGAATAAGTTCCACCACTTAGATAGCCGCCTGCAGTTTGATTTTCTTATAAATATAGTCAGGAAACGAAATCGTTTCTCTAAGTGGAACAAATCTAGTGAATCTGAAGATATCAAAGCTATAAAGGAATATTATGGTTATAGTAATGAGAAAGCTCGTGATGTACTTCCGCTTTTAAGTAATGAAAACCTTAAAATAATTAGAAGGAAAATACAGTATGGCGGAATTCAACGATGAACTGGTAAATTGGAAACCAGAGATGATGTTAGAAGTAACACTTGCAGAGCCTGACGACTTTTTAAAAATACGTGAGACTCTTACAAGAATAGGTGTAGCTTCTAAAAAAGATAATAAGCTATATCAATCATGTCATATCCTTCACAAACAAGGAAGATATTTCATAACTCATTTTAAAGAATTATTCTTATTAGATGGTAAGCCATCTAACTTAACAGAGAATGATCTTAAACGTAGGAACACAATTGTAAAACTAATGGATGATTGGGGATTACTTGAAGTAGTTACTCCTGTTGGAGAAGTTGCAGCATTAAACCAAATCAAAATTATATCTCATAAAGATAAATCTGAATGGGAATTGTGTCCTAAATATAATATAGGTATTAAATAAAACCTGTATAAATAGAATTGAGTATGCCGAAAGGGTATTCATTTTATAACCTTGCTATAATATAGGAGGACAATTATGTCAAACTTAGCATTTAACTTCCCAAGGGATACGTTCCTTGGATTTGATCAACTTTTTGAAACATTATCAACCGTACCATTTAACGGTACAACCGAAGCACGTAGCTCTGGCTACCCACCATATAATGTTATTCGAAAAGCTGATGGTCATTTTCTTATTGAGATCGCTGTTGCAGGATTCAGTAAAGATGACATCGACCTAACTCTCGAGAAGGGAGTTTTGACTGTCACTGGTAATAGACCTACTGGTGCAGTAGATAGAGACTACGCACATCGTGGAATCTCTTCAAGAGGATTTGAAAGACAATTTACTATAGCTGATACCGTACAAGTTATTGGTGCAGATATCGTAGATGGTTTGCTTGTCGTTGCTCTGGAAAATAACATTCCAGAAGAGGATAAGCCTCAAATCATTAAGTTAGGTAAACTAAACAAAGCAGCAACTTTGCTGCTAGGTTAAACACTAAGGAGCATTATGGCATATTCAGACCAAGTTTTAGATCACTATAATAACCCACGCAATGTGGGTAAGATGGATATTAATGATTCACATGTTGGTACTGGTATGGTTGGTGCTCCTGCCTGCGGTGATGTAATGCGTCTTCAAATAAGAATAGAAGATGACGTTGTTACTGATGCCAAATTTAAAACGTATGGCTGTGGATCAGCTATCGCTTCTAGCTCACTATTAACTGAATGGGTAAAGGGTATGACGGTAAATGAAGTTCAATCTATAAAAAATACTTCTATTGTCGAAGCTCTTAGTCTACCACCAGTAAAGATACATTGTAGTGTACTAGCAGAAGACGCAATTAAATCTGCGGTCAAAGATTATATTAATAAACAACCAAAGGAACATAGATGAAATTAATAAATAGATTAATCCGACTTACATCGGGTGAAGAAATATTATGTGGTATCGGAACTCAAGACGAAAAAACAACAACCGTATTTAATCCGGTATTATTAATACCAGAGCCAGGAGCAACTGGCAGAATCGGATTCATGCCTTACTTAGGTTACAGCGATCTAAAAGATGGTCTTATCATTAAGGAAGAACATGTTATGTTTATTGTTGAGCCAGAAGAAGCAATGGCAAAACGATATGCAGGTATGATAGATGGTACTATCGAAATCATGCAAGCCCAACCCGAACTAGTAATGTAAATTATTGATAAACAAGTATGTACTTTCCGTGGTATCATGATATAATGGTACCATGACAAATAATTTCTATACTAGTGCCTTCCGTCATGGCAAGGTAATCAAATATATGGGCTATGAAGGCGGTAAAAAAGTCTCCTTTACAGTCCCATTTAAACCTTCCCTATTCGTTACCAATAAAGGTAATAACAAACATGACTGGAATGCCTTAGACGGTAATCCCGTAGAGCCTATACTCTTTGGCAGTATGGGTGAAGCTACAGACTTTGTCAAGTCATATAGTGATGTCCCTAATTTTAAAGTGTATGGCAATACTAATTATGTTGTACAGTATCTTAATGAACAGTTCCCTGGTGATATATCATGGGATCGTAATCTTATTAATGTTACCTCCCTCGATATAGAATGTAAGTTCGGTGATGGTTTCCCTGAGCCTGCTCTGGCTGATCAGGAAGTAACAGCAATCACAACCAAGAATAATATTGATGATGTCTATTACACATTTGGTTGTGGTGATTATGATGTAGATAAAGCATTGATGCAAACCCATACTGTTGTTTATGTCAAGTGTGCAGATGAGAGAGAACTCTTACACAAGTTTGTCTATCATATGAATGTCACATCACCTGATGTTATTACTGGTTGGAACGTAGAGTTCTTTGATATACCATACCTTGTTAATCGTATTGCTAAGATTAATGGCGAGCAAACAATGAAACGTTTATCTCCATGGAAGATGGTTGATGAGCGTGAGACACACACTGGCTTCGGTCAATCTACAATCAAATATGAATTAAAAGGTATTGCTATCTTAGATTATATGGCAATCTTTAAAAAGTTCGGTTACTCATATGGTCCACAAGAATCATATAAGCTTGACCATATTGCAAATGTTGTTCTTGGTGAGAAGAAGCTTGACTTCGGTGAAGCCTCTGACCTAAATGAATTGCATGAGAATGATTACCAAAAGTTTATTGATTATAATATCAAGGACGTAGAACTCATTGATCGTATGGAAGATAAGCTTGGTCTTATTACTCTATGTCTAACCATGGCATATAAAGGTGGTGTGAACTATGAGCAAGTACTTGGTACTGTGGCTATATGGGATTCACTAATCTATAGAGACTTACATGCTAAACGTATTGCTGTCCCTATGAATTCTGAATCATTCAAAGGTGCATATCCCGGTGGTTATGTGAAAGAACCTCAAGTAGGTATGCATGACTGGGTATGTTCATTCGACCTTAACTCTCTATATCCAAGTATCATTATGCAATACAATATGTCTCCCGAGACTATACTAGTTGGTACAGATGAGCCAGGGGTTAATGTTGAAACAGTATTGTCTGGTAATATAAAGAATACAATGCCTGATACTGCATTAGCTGTTAATGGTACAAGATTTAGTACCAAGAAGCTTGGTGTATTACCAGCAATCATTCAAGAGATCTACACAGAACGTGTGGGTCACAAACAAAAACAAATTAAAGCTGAACAAGAATTAGA